GATGTGCCACATGGCTGGTGTCAATGAATTTCTTGTTTGCCTGCAATATCATGTCTTACCCTCCCAGTTTCTGAACTCGTTTTTCCAACGCTCTGCACCGGTTTCGTGCCTCTTTGCGGACTTTGTCGCCCTTGGAAGAACGGATGCAGTCCGCCATCATACGGCTGTCCTCGCCGCCGCAGGAAAGCTTTGTACCGCCCCGAAATATCCATTCAATGGCAGTGATAATGCTGTCATAGCTTTTGGCAGTGGTTTCATGAAAATCCCGATAAGAGAGCTTGATTTTCTGTCCCAGCTGAAACCGTTTTGTACTGTGTACGGTGCAGGAAAACGGACGCACTGCATACTGATTCCCGGTGTCGGAAGAATATCTTGCGAGCCACATAGAATGGGGAAGGGTACTCAGTCCATAGCCGCTGCTGAATACAAAATCCTTTGCAAAACCATCCAGAAACGGATTGGATTCGATCAGAAACCGCTGAAAAGAACTGGTGCTGTAATCCGGAGAACTATGTCTTACCCATGCCCATGTAGATTTTTCATCTTCCAGCTCCACACGGGCATCTGTACGCAGCATATGGATCTCATAATCTGCCACCTCACAGGAATCGTATTCTATTTCTGACATGCCGATGCTGACACTTCCGTGATAACCGTTCCCGAACTGTCCCAGTTCCAAAGCTCCGTCCTCCGGTCTGGCATACACAAACCCAAAAGCCAGTTCTGCCAGATAGCGGTAAAAATCCCGTGGACAGTCAGAGTCGCTGTTGCTGTTTTCCGCACTCAGATAAAACTTTGCCGGATATATGGTTCGTGACCATTTCCCGTTGACCTTTGCATAGATCCTGTCGTTGCAGTACCTGCCATAAGTTTCCCGTCTTGCCTTGTCATACGCTTTCCAGTGCAGCATCTCTTTTACGCCGGTCTGGGACTGGATAAAGGTATTGGTGCAGTCCGTCAGATATTGCAGCCAGCCGCCGTATTCAGTTCCGTTTTCGTCCCACTGGTCGATTCCGATTCCGATGTTTTGCCATTTGTCAGCAAGTACTTTTCCCACCGTTTTCACAGCAGTTTCTGCGGTATCATTGTAGCTGGACGTATCCAGCCACCCCACAGCGTCCTGTGCGTTGACGGAAAAGATCTCGCCCACGCGGGTGGCATCCGTGACCCAGAATGTGCCCATATTGTACCATGCGGATTCAGTGCCGTATTTGGAACGTACCCGTAATTTTGCCCCACGCACCTGAAATGTGGTCATTCCCGGAATCTTTGCCTGCATGGAAAACGTGGCAGCATACACGCCGCCGATCTCAAATGTGCCGTCTGCACAGCACTGCCGCTTGCCGCCGGCAGAAATGATACTGGATTCCGTTAGTGTAGTAACCAGATCATAGCTGTGTGCGGCATAGTTGTATTTGTATACCTCCACCCGAATGGATTCTGCAATGATCATATCTCATCCTCCCGGAAATTCGGTGCATCGATCCGCAGACGATAAATGCGGTCAATATCGCCGCACTGCATCCGCACATAGGCATTTGTCACTGCTCCGGTAATGCCGATGCCAAGCACGCTGCCTTTCCAGCCACCGTCAGAAGCCCGAAAATACTCGGTCAGATCCACCTCTGTATCCGGTTTTCCGGCAATGCCGCATACCAGAACCTTCGGCGAAGCCGCTTGCAGCAAATTTGCACCGACATAGAAATGCAGATAGATTACGTCTGTGCTTTCGGTCGTATAGTCCGGCAGCTGCACAGAGCCGTCTGCCAGACGTTTGCCGCTTCTGGACTGCAAATATGCCAGCGGCGAAAAGGGAGTGCCCTTGCTGTCCTGTACGATTTCCACGCCGGAAAAAGAGATCTGGAAATTACTGAAAAGCGGGGCAAAATACGGAATTTCACCAAATTCCTCCTGACCAAGCTGCCGGATTGCCGAAAAAGATACGCGATAGATCTCACGACTAACAGAAATCGTGGTCACAGAAACGTTTCCGGACAGGATCAAACAATCTCCCAGATGCTGGTCAAATGGAACAATTGCCCCTGTTTGTGCCGGATAAACTGCACCGTCCAGATACAGTACACCACATCTGAGCACACTCATCAGCTTGGACAAGGCGGTATCTCCGTGCACCTCAAACGACAGTGGAATGGTTTTCACCAACGCCAGAACCGGATAATAGATCTGTGTTCCGGCAGCACTTTGGAATCGTTTTCCCAGAGGCTCCGCAGTAGAATCTCCGTTAACCAGCTGTCGCATATTGGCAGCACAAGACCAAGTGCCGCTCGGCGACTTCGCCCAAATATTCACAAGTCTCATAATGTTTCCCCTCCGCTTCGTGCATTGGCGATCTGTGCCGCCTTGACCACAACGGTTTCCAGCTGTGTGCCGCCGATGTTCACCGGAATGATAATATCCCCGTTCTGCTGCGGCTGCCGGTATTCTTCCGCCGCGGTCTTCTCCGGCGGATTGTACTGCACTGCCGGAACTGCCGTCCCGATGCCGGAATAGCCCTGCATCTGTACCGCAGAATCCAGCTGCATTTGCAGCCGGTCGGTGTCCACCTTGTCCATCATGGCATCCAGCGACCGGTTCAGATCGTCTGCCGTGTCACTTGTCGTATCTTCCATGCCCACTGCAACACCAGGCAGCAGAAACTTACCGATGGTGTCACGCATCAGCTTTGACGGGGAATTGATCCCGAAAAAGTCCTTGAATCCGTCCCAGATCTGTCCGGCAACGTCCTGCACTGTATCCCAGATAGCAGAAACACCCTCGATCAGACCGTTGGCGATGCCTTTCAGAATGTTGCCGCCCAGTTCCAGCCAGTCCACTTCGGTGATTGCATCCCAGATCGCTCCCCATATCTGGGGAATCGCTTTCAAAAGATCCGGAATCGCTTTGATCAACCCGGAAGACAGTCCATACATCAGCTTGATTGCTGCTTCAATAATCATTGGCAAGTTGTCTATTAGCCCTTGAAACAGAGCTGTGACAATTTGAATGGCTGCATCGATCAGCTGTGGCAATTGTTCGATCAGTCCGTTGACAATGGCAAATATCATATCAATTGCCGCTTCGATCAATTGCGGCAGATTGTCCAGAATGCCATTGACTAACGCCATAATGATCTGAATAGCGGCATCGATCAGGAGAGGGAGATTCTGGATTATCATATCCGTCAGTGTCATGATAATCATAATGACCGCTGTTAGAATCGTGCTGACATTGTCTATCAGACCGCCTACCAGAGCGTTCAGGATCTCGATAGCTGCCACGATCAGCGTGGGCAGATTCTCCACGATCACATTGACAATGGTTAGAATGATCTGCGGCACATACTCCATCAGTGCCACCAGACCCTCTGACAATCCGTTGATCAGCGTGGTGATCAGCTGCACCGCAATGGGCAGCAGGTTCGGCAACGCCTGTTGAATCGCTGTAATAATGCCGTTCAAAAGTGTCTGTCCTGCTTCCAGTAATGCCGAAGCATTTTCCGAAATGCCCTGGACGATGCTGTTTAGGATCTCTGTTCCGGCACTGAGAATGCCAGGTAGGTTTTTCCAGATACCGGAAAGAAATTCGCCCAGTATCTTCTTACCAGCTTCCACCATGCCGCTGGATCTGCTGCCGATGGAGTCGATCACACTGTTGATGCTTTCAAATAGCCCGTCAAAGATCCCGGCAGCATCTCCGCCGTTCATCACATTGATGATACCGGAAATGGCATCTGCTGCTCCGGCAGACAGCGTGGACTTCATATCCAGAGAGAAACCGCTGACAGTCCGTTTCAGTCCCTCTACCGCACTGCCGATGTCGTCATACTTGACCTCGTTGATCTGTCCCAGTGCATCATACGCCACACCGGACGCATCTTCCATGTTTGCCAGCATGGGCAATAGGTTTGCCTGTAAGTCCTCGAACTGTGTGCCGAACAGGTCAATGGCAGCTTGGTTTTTGGCGACAGGGTCTGCAATGCTGTCCAACGCCTGGACAGTCTGAAAAAATGCTTCCTGTGCTGTGTCGCCGCCAGCCGCAAACCGCTGTGCCATGTCATCTGCATTCATGCCAATCATGGCAAAGCCCTCTGCTGTGGACTCGCTGCCGTCCTTGCAGCGGATATTGAATTCCTTGACCGCATCGCCCACCTTGTCGATGGAGAACGCCCCGGATTCTGCCCCGGAGATCAGACTCTGGGTGAACTGCTCTGCGGAAAGTCCCAGTGCCGCATACTGTGTGGAATACTCATTGAGGGTGTCCAGCAGATCGCCGTTCTGATCGGCACCGTTCTGTGCTCCTGCGGCAATGAGATTGTATGCTTCTTCGGCACTGATCCCGAAGTTGTTCATGAGTGCCGATGCAGCACGGGTGCTTTCATTAACTTCATAGCCGAACGTGTCGCTGAGTGCCATAGCACCCTCTGTGGCAGACTGCAATTCCTCGCCCATCAGTCCGGTCTGCTTTGTGACCTCTGCCACGGCATTGGCGGCATCCTCATAGGAATCCCCGAAGTTATTGCCGTACACATCCTTGACCACATCCCGAAGCCCTTCCAGCTCCGCTCCGGTCGCACCAGTCGAAGAGGACATCTGATTGATCGCCTTGTTGAACTCGTCCCCGGAGGAGATCATATCGCCAAATGCAGACAGGGCTTTCTTTCCCATGTCAGAGAGCAGATTGCCCATTGCCACAGATGCTGCGGAGATCGTCCCTTTCATGCCTTCAACCTTTTGGTCAAAACCGCTGGTATCACCGTCAATGGGGACTCTGATGCTTTCATCTGCCATATTATTTCACCACCTCCGAAAAAACGGCACTCTCACATACCGTAAAAGTGCCGCTATTTATACGCTTCTATCCAAAAAACGCGCCGCATTGATAGCCGTCCAGCTCCGGCTGCGGAATGCGGATGCGATCCTGAATCTTCCGGATCCGCAGCCGTTCGTTCTTGTCCTTGATCTCCGCCAGATTCACGCTGCGGTATCCCATCCGCTGCTTAATTGGCGTTTCGTCCGGAAGGGCATCAAACAGCCCCAGAAACAGATGCCAGTGCATCTGCTCCACCTGCTGCAAGTCCATGTGATAGACCGACAGGAACGCCGCATACACATAGGCTGCATCATACTGCCATGACAGCACCCGGTCTGTGGTTTTGCGTCCGGAATGCTCCTGCCGCTGTTCCGGTTGCTCCTCAGAGCGTGTCGCAAACCCAATGAGAGCTTCCAGAGCCTCCTCCAGACAGGAGAGCGGTGGCTTGTCGATGTACCATTCCAGCATCAGCAGCAGCTTTTCTCGTTTGGAAAGACCATCGTCCTCCTGCATATCATAAAACCGCAGCCAGTCCCGATAGTCGGTATAGATCCGGTACGCCTTGCCGTCTACCGTCACCGTGTCCGGCAGGGCATCGTACAGCAGATTCATCGTCTGCCGCCTTTGGGCAGATACTTCTTTTTCAGCTGCATGGATTCCGCCTGCGACTGTGCCGCCTGTTTTGCCACAAAGGTCAGGAATTCTCCGTACACTGCCGTATACCGCCGTGCATGATCTGGGATGCCGGAAAAGATCTGTTCCGCCGTACCCTCACCAAAGAGCGTATCATAAAAGGTACGAAACGCCTTGCAGTATGCCCGGATGTATGCTGCCGCACCGGCAGACTTGTCCTCCGGCACATCCTGCTCCAGCTGTGCCAGAGCAGCCTCGTACTTTTCCACGGTGTCCGCTTCCTCAATGTCCAGCGGCAGCTCCAGTCCGTGGATATGCCAAATCGTCAGATCTTCTTTCATCGTTCATTCCTCCATAAGATGAATTATTCAATTATAGGCTCCCCTGAAAGGGAAGCTGGCAGCCGTAGGCTGACTGAGGGGTATTTACGAAGCACTGCACTTAACGGCATAGGTATTAGAGCCCAGTGTGCCGTTTGTAACAGTAATGTAGATATAGTCGCCTTCCTTGACGGTAAATGCCACACCGGAATTGGTAATGGACGAAGAATTTCCATTGCAGGAAGCTGTAATACTAAATGTGTCACTCTCTGCTGCTGCATACACACTCAGAGAACCGATCTTGCTGACCGTGTACTCTGTAACAGACGGCTTGAAGGTCGGTTTCAGCAGGTTCTCACTGCCATAGGAAACAGACAGCGTTTTCAGTACCGGCTTGGTGTGAGAAGAAAGTGTAATGGTCTGAAAATCATCGGTGCTGTACACCGTGACATCCTCCATTTCGCCCCTTGTCTTAAAGTTGCCGGAATAGGTCATACAGTCTGTGGTGTCGCCGTCTGCATCCGGAATGACGGCATAGTCACGCATCTTTGCCGATGCCGACCAGATGCCGCTGCCCCCTTGCTGTGCTGTGGTCATATCCACATTGATGATAGAACGCACCGCATCCTGTCCCAGCAGCTCGTTCTCGTGAATGTTGATAATGTCATCTGTCACAGGATGTTTTTTGTAGCGATCCAGTGCATAGGCAATGGCAGTGTTATAGCCGGTAATATCCGTCCGCTTGAAATCCTCGTCCACATACTGCCGCTCATACTCTGTGGGATTCTTGGACGTGGAGAGGCTGGTGAAGCCCTCCATGCGTGTATAGGCACTCTGTCCCGGCACATGATAGAATGCCACCTTGCCGGTACGCAGCACAAGGTCTGCGTTTTTCAGATTTTTACCCATGTGTAAAATACCTCCTGTCCTGATAATACATCAATTT